ATTTGTCAATGTGTGTATTTTTAATGCGTTTCATTGGCTTGTGTGTACTATGAATAATTTGGGAGAACGATCAAGACTGGAAGATTTGATTTGCGCTTTTTATGGTGATGATAATCTTTGGTCAGTTTGTGACGATCTCAAGGACTTCATAAATATGGAAACCTTAGGGAAATTTATCTGGGATACTTTCGGCATGACTTACACCACTACTCAAAAGGGTGTTATTAATTCTAAGTTCGTTGAGTTTGACGATTTGGAATTTTTATGTCGAAAGTTTCGTCCTAGAGAAACTTTATATACCGCTCCTCTTTCGAGAGAGAGCATACATGGAATGCTTCTTTGGATCAAGAAATCGAATTTACGTCCCGCGTCTGAACAACTAGCTATTAATGTTGAACAGGCGATGATGGAGTATTTTCATTATGGTCCAGAAGTTTTCCGAAAAGAAGAAGAAAGAATTCGCACTTATTGCGAAATTTATAATATACCGTACACAGCAGGTTCGTATGAATTTTACGAAGACCGCTGGGGTACTGGAATGATGAGCAATCGCTCATAACTTTTGTCCCGTCCGTAATGACATTAAACTAATATCTCTAGCTCTCGAGTATAAATTGAGCAAAATAAACCACTGGCAACAGTGAGTGAGGAATGCATGGACGTGGAATCGACCCCTAGGGATTCACGGATCGCGCCTCACAGAATTAGGGGTTCGAGCTCTAGCACGATGATCAGCTCAACTAGAGCCCATCGTTAAATTGATTAGCGAAAACGTATTAAACGAAGAACCCTCTACGAAAGTGGAATCCAACGGATTAGTAGACTTTGTAGTTGAAACTCCTGTTGAAGTTAAAACATTAGCCCCGAAATTGCCACGTCCTCGTGACATTTCGCCTTGGGCTGACCAAACTCCTGCTCGAATTTTAGAAAGAGAGTACAGAGTGACTGATATGGTTTATACTACTTCTTCACCTCAAGTGAATGTGGTGGCGTGTCCAATTCTTGCCCTTACGACATTTAAGAATGCAATGTCAACCTTTCGTTATTTAAGGTGGGATTTTATGGAGTGGAGATATCAAATAATGTCAGTACCTCAAGTTTGGGGAGCCTTAGGATTTACATGTGTTCCTCTTGATGGTAGACGTAGTTCAAATAATCTGG